GATCCAGTGGCCACCGCCGCCCGGGGCGTTCACGCTCCCTTTGTGCAGGATCCCCATGCACACCGGCAGGCCGGCCTTGATCTCGCCCTGGGCTTGGGAGGCTGAGCAGTTGATGACAAACCTGGCCCGCACGCCGAGCGCCTTCAGTGCCAGCTGGTGGGAGACCTGGCTGGTTGTGTCGCCGTAGCGGCGTACCACGGTTCGATATTCGTCATCGGATGTGATGCCACCGGCTCCCAGGTAGGCCAGGGCCATCGCAATCGCTGAGGTCTGGCATTCCCTGTATCCGGTCCCGCCCTGGTTGTCGAGCTGGCTGAAGTAAGGGAAACCCGTGAGCGGATTGGTGGGCCTGGCCGGTGGCAATGGCGCTGCCGGGCTCCCCTTGGCCCGCCAGTCAGCCGTGAAGGCTTGGCGCTGCTCAGGCGTGAGAGCCTGATCCAGAGCAGAGAAAGCAGCCAGCTGGTGCGGGAGCAACGTGCCGGCCTTGGCGATCTCCTGAGCAGCGGAGCGAACAGAGGCGGTGGTGGGGGTAGCCACGGGGTCAACAATCCACCGCAGACTCAAACCCCGGCTGGGTCTTAAGCCACTCGTACGCCTGGGCAACGGGGTTGCCGCCTTCAAGATCCAAAGGCACGTTTTCACCGAAAGAATGAATCTGAGTGGAACCCGGTTCCTGCGTCAGATAAACACCGAAATCGGTCTTCATCCAATCCTTGTTGCCTTGGTAACGAAAGACGGAAATGTAGGCGTCAGGAATGACGACGCCGTTGAAGTTGTAATCAAGAGTTAAGGCCATTAAATTCCTCGGGAGTGGCGGTTTGCTGGGCATCCCCGGCCTGCTCAGCCAGGAACACTTCATGCTGAATCTTGTGGATCAGGGCAATCGAAGTCCGTGCGGGAAGCTCGCCCAAGCCGTTAAGCACGACCTGAAGCTCGCTGCGATCAAAGGTGATGGTGTAAGTGTTCATAAGTTGTAGAGGGGAACTTTGAATAGTGTCCCATTTACTCTAAGCGGCAGGTAGCCATTAAGGCTGCCAGCAGATCCTGTAAATCCACCAGTCAGAATCTGAACGGCGCCCGTGCCTTTTGGAGCGAGGGTAATGTCGACGTTGGCGTCCCCTCCCTGAGCACGAAACTCAGGAGAGTTGCCGGTGCTAATACCGGGCGATACCTCTAAAAAGTTTGTCGTTGCCCCAGTGCTAGGACTGTTTCTAATTCTAAAAAGACCATTGTTGGTTAGCGTAGAAAAGGTCGCTCCGTTCTCATTTAGATTGAGCCATACTCCCTGTGCGCCGGTTGTCGCAGAGCAAGAAACCTGACCAACAAAGCTATTGCTTGAGTTGTACCAGCGCATTGCTTGGCCAGTAGATAAATAGATTGCGTTGCTCAAAGTAGGGTTGATGGCGTCTGCAGTCATAATGATGCCATTATTGAAACTCATTCCGGCACCATACCTGGCATCGCCATTAGTGGCGATTTGCAGGGCTACATCGACAGAACGGAAAGAACGGCTTGCGCTGTAGATAGAGGGATCCGCCGCCTCGCCTCCACAGGCAATTACAATGCCGTAGGTACTACCTTGGCTGGTACTCAGGGCAAGAACATCCAGCTCGATATTGGCAGTTGCGGAGTCAGTTCTAGTGGATTCATGCACTGTGGTCCCGTAAAAGTTCCAACAAGCTCCGTTGGCGTTCTGCGAGGAATTTATTGCGACCGAGCCAAAGCCGATGGAGGTAGCCCCAACATTGTTGTTTGCGGGGTTACTCATTGCTGTGTAAATGGGATTATTGTTGTTCTTAGAGGTCAAAGTCATTGCTGACTGACTTGCCAAGTACCCATAAATCCCAGAGTATTTAGATACTATCCATTCAGGAAACACAACGCTGTGAGCTAAAACAGTTCCGGGTAGCTGTGCTCCGTTGCCATTAGAGCCTCCAGTAAAAGCTACTCCTTTGTCGCAAATCCAGGTGACATCCTTTGGAGAAGTTACAACTGGTGACGTCTCAAGGCGATAGTAACCTTTTGGAACGTGAATCCCTAAGTTATTAAATATGCCCGCCGACGAGTTGACTGCGCTCTGAAAAGCTGCCGAATCGTTTGTGGCGCCATCACCGACAGCCCCAAAGTCCCGAACGCTGATCAAGGAGTCTTGGAACTTGCTTGTCAGGCTTCTGGATGTTGCACCAGTGCCTGATTGCGTGAAGGTTTGGGCAGCCGCCAAGGCGCTGGCCGTGGCCAACCCCAGATTAGTGGCGCCAAGGGTGCCAATCGGGACAAATGCGTTATTGGCTGCGTTGCGGATCTTCAGGAGCCCGGTGTTGGTATCCGCCCATAGCTGGTAAGCGTATGTCGTGCTCGGCGCTGCGTTGCCGCTGTTGCTACTGGCTATTGCCGCCAGCGCATTATTCAAATCGGCCAGGAAGGCAACGCCGCTGGCATCTGCAATCGAGTAGTCATGCTGAGCCATTAGGAGACCTGCCTGCCAAATCCAATCGCAGTATAGCTAAATTGCCTGGCCACAATGGCGCCGACTGCGTTCCTGAAGGTTACGTCAAAGCCATTGCGGGTAATACTTGCGGCGTTGAGCACCCAATAGTCTCCAGCGGACATGCCGTAGCCCGTAACGCCTACGTTGGGCGGCTCGAAAAATGGCTCAGCAAACGCAACTGAGTAGGTGGACGCACCAGCTGACAAGGCGCCCGACTGTTCAATGCGCTGTTGAAGCTCCATCACGGCACCCAGTTCATCGATGATGATGTTCTGCGCAGGGTCGCGGCTGGTGGCGACCGTCTTGAACTGGAAGCCCCGGCCGCGCACGATGCCATTGGCTAACTCGCGCCAATCGGACCAATCCGGCGATAGGTCTGGATCTGTTGGGGTGGAGCGCACCAGCAGCACCGCGTCCACGTCGCTGCCCACTCCGCCGCTGATTGAGCTCCAGGTGCTGATCAGGCCAGGCCTGCCGCTGATCAGGTCGTACTGATTCAGCGAGCGAGTAACAAAGCGGCGCTGGATGTTTACATCAAAAACGCCGCCCATGTCATAGGTGGAGCCAAACTCATATTCGCCACGGGGCGACACCAAAGCATTGCCGCTTGCGGCGATGGACGGCAGCGCTGCGATGCTCGCGTAAGAGCTGATCAGTGGGCCACTACCCAAGATGAGCGCATCAAAATAGCTGCTATACAGCATGTCAATGGTGTTGCCGTTGAATGGCGGAGTTTCCTGGTCTTCCGCGTACGTCTTGACCAGCAGCCGTGGCTGAGGCTCTGGCAGATCGGTGACCACATAGGCAACGCCAACGGACTCGCGCCCGCCATCGTCCTCAAACTTCAACAGATAGCTGCCTTCAAGAAGAGGCACCTGCTTTTGAACCTGGTTACCGCCAGCCGCCTGAATGACGCTGATCGCCTCGCCCCATGCAGGAGTGTCCAATCGTGGGCTGTGCCGGATCAGCACGCGGCCACCCAGTCGTACATCTAGATCCGAGGCGCGGTCCCAGCTCAGGATGGCGCTGGCTCCGTCAATCGGCAGCAAAGACGCGCCGGTTACGTCGGCCGGCGGCGCAGTCTTGCCAGAGCACGTAAGCCAAAGTTTTGACGGCTGGCTGAGGATGATGCCATTCTTCGCCGATGCCACCAGGATTTCGTAGATCCCTTCCTGTGTGTCCAGGATTTCGGTGCTTGGCTCGCTGATGGTGCGCTGCTGCCAGTTTTCGCCGCTGCGGCGAAATGAGACCCGGTAACTACTGACTCCTGGCACTAGGCTCCAGCTCAACTGCAGCTTGGCCAGCGCCCGCCCGCCCGCGTCGTAAAGCACTTCGACACCGGTAAGGTTCTGCGGTGAATCGGGAATGATGTTGAGATCGGTGATGTCCCGCTGGGTCAGCGCTAGGCCTTGCTCAATGAAGTCGTACTTGCTTTCGTTGTGCGCCAGTGCAGTGATGGCGCAGCCAACTCCGTCGCGCTCCTCAACCGCCAATACTCGCCATGTGGACGTTTGGATATTGGGACTTTCGTAAACCCAGATTGAATTGGCCTGCGGCGCCGAGCTGAATGCCGAAGCAACAGTGACCACGTTGCCGACAATGAATGACACAACACGAGATTGCACCGTGCCATCGGCCAAGATCACTGACAGGGTAGAACCCCAAACCACAGCCAGACCAGCGGAATTGTCCAGCGTGACCTGGGTAGTAGTGGCTGCTGTTATGGCACCACCACGTCGAGATCCGGCCCGCAGGGGATCGGCCACCGCAACGATCTGCCCAGGTCTGACCGTGACGGCGCTGGCCAGGTTTGACGTGAAACTGATGGTTTCGCCTTCGTTGGCTTCGGAGTAAAGAAGCCACTCGCCAAGCCGTTGCGCCTGACCTCGACTGGTGCAGGCAAAGGCGTCGATCTCGGCCTTTACCACTCCATAGCGAGCAATGCCGGCGGGGTCCTCCACCACCTCGAAGGCACTGTCTCGAAGGTCTAAATCTTGGTATCGGACCACGGCTACCGTGGGCCTGCTCTTTAGGCTGCTGCCTGAATAGGTGAATCCTTCCTTGCCAACGTTGGCCAGTGTGAAGAGCATTGACGGATCACTGGGCCGGTCCTGGCTGATCGTGAGCGCTCCTGCTGCCCAATAGGGCATGACGCGCATCGTTGAACACAAATCATTGATCAGCCGGTAAGCATCATCAGCGGTTTGAATGTTGGCGTTGCAACTGAATCGAGGCTCGTAACCACCAAAGCCGTCGGGCACCAACGCGGAGGCATACTGGCTGGCGGAATAGAAGGCCCACTTATCAAGCTTGCTGGCATCTAGGTGGTCACCAAAGCCAAACCTGGTGTCAGTTAGCAATGCCCACAAGCACCATGCGGGATCACTTGTCCACTGCGCTGCGCCAAAGGTGCCATCCCACATACCCCTTGGGAAGTAAAGCCTGCCGGTGTAATAGTCAACATCTGCATTGCTTGGGATTTTGACCTTAAGACCACGCACTCGATAGCTGCGCGATGGAATTGAGTTGAATTGTTCTGCGTCAACTCTCAGTGCTACAAGCGCTGAATTTGGATAGGCGAGCTTAGCGTAGGTGATGCTGCTGAAGCTGGCCCAGCTAAAGGCGTTGGCCAGTTTTGAGCTTGTGCTGTCTGGGCTCACCCTGCTCACTCGGATGTCAACCGGGGACGGGCCAAACAGGCCAATCCAGTATTGGCGTTGATACTGTTGCGAGGTTCGGCCGCTGATTGTGTCATCAATAACCGTGCTGTAGCCGCCGCCGTTGTACTGCACCGCAATGCGAAGGTTGACGCTGGCGCCCAGGATGTCGCCCTTGTCGGTGTATTCTTGCAACGCTGGCAATGTCACCACCACGCGCACCGCATCAGCCGCTGCGGTGATGGTGCGAATTACAGGGGTTGCAGCGTTGACCACTACGCCTACGCCTGTTTCGCTGGCGACTTCATCAAAGCCCGAAATGTAATCCTGCGATTGCGTCCCGTTGCGCGTCTGCACTGACACGCCATTGAAATTCAGACTGCCATCAGGGTTCTGGATCGGCGTGCCGCTAAGGTAGATCGACTGCAGACCATTGACCAGGCCGCCAATCTCACCTTCTCCGATCAAGTCAAGGATTTTGGCATAACTGGTTGAAAATAGATTGTTTGTCGCTTCGGTGGGCACGTACTGCGCCGGCTGCGCTACGGCAATCGTCTGCGGTTGCGACCGTTGGCGACCGCCGCCACTACCACCAGAGCCGCTGATCATGCTGCCACCTGATCAACGTCAATACCGGCCGAGATCACAATAGAACCAACAATCACTTCACCAAAAACAATCGGAACAGGCACGCCTTGGCGTGTCGTATTTTGAATGCCACTGAATGAGTAATTTTTGCGCGGATCGTTGTCATCGGCAGTCTTTGCCATTGGCCCCATGGCTATGGCAGCGCCAGCGCCTGCCATGCGCGGCACGGGGGTAAGCAACTGCGCCACACCGCCCAATGCCAGGCTGGCGCCGACTCCGGTGATTAACGAGAAGGCGAGCGGCCCCAGCCATGGCTGGCCAATGACAAACGCAGCCGCCACCAGCGCCACCCCAGCGATCACCCGGCCTACGGCGCCAGCCCCGCCAATTACCGGCACGATTGAGACTGCTGAGCCGCCGGCCGGTTCGTGGAGGTCGTCGGACTCAAGAGCCCGAGCCCCCAGGCTCACGCGGTAATGCTGGTCTGCCATGTGCCGCTCAACCTGGGGAAAATTGGCCAGCAAAAAGCGCACGGCTTCGGCGGCGCTGGCCACCTCGGCGCGGAAGGTGCGGCGACCCAGGAACTTCGCCAGCCTGCCGTAGACGCGAATCGTCCTCATGGCTTCAGTCTGCCGACCCAGCCGGTGCATTTTTGCAGCCAGCCGCCATAGACATCCCGACTGGAAAGCCTGCCGCGCAGGTGGTGAAGCATCATCTGATCGCCGACGTACACGCCGACGTGATTGAGCTTGGCGTTGCTGATTGCCATCAGCACGGCGTCGCCTTCCTGCATGTCGGCCGGATCAATCTGCTCAAACCCGGCTTCCTCCCATAACCCGGCGAACATTGGCGCCGCTTCAAAATCATCAGGCCGATCTGGTCGCTGCCAGTCCGGTAGGGCGGCGCCCTGCTCGGCGTACCAGTCGCGCACCAGCGTCCAGCAATCCTGGACGCCCCATACCCATTCGCGGCCAAGCAGGGGTGGCTTGTAGCCCGATGGCTCGAGCTCGACCCAGGCTTCGGTCTTGGGATTGCAGATCAGCCATGGCAGGCCCGAGACTTCGCAGGCGGCCAGATCGGCTGGGGATGGTTGTGGTGGGGTGATCGGATGGGAGTGGATGACGGCCAGCACCTCGCCGTCGTCTTCGCCCTGGCGGTAGTCGTCAGGGTCAAGCACGAACATCTCCCCGGGCTCCTCGGAGATGTTGCGACAGGGCCTGTAGGTCTGTTTGCCAGCGATCACCAGCACCAGTCCACAGGCCTCGCGGGGATCGTCTTGCTGAGCATGGGCCAGCGCTTGGGCCTTGATGCTGTCGTCGATCATGATGAGTACGCTCCGGCGCCAGGGAAGCCACCAAAGGGCAGCTGCGAGCCGCTGCCGAAATGGTTGCGGCAGTCGGCCAGGCTTTTGGTGCAGTTCGGCAAGCTGCCGGTGTAGCTGCACTCCGCTGACTTGTAGACCCAAGAGCAGATGCTGGCAATCACCTGACGCTTGGGGCTGCGAATGCCGGCAAGGTCAAAAGCCGCGCACAATTCAAACTCCACCAGCTCGCGGGATTCGCCTTTGCGGCGATCGATGAAATACACCTCACGGGGGTATTCGGCGGTGCTGTCTGGCGTCCCCAGCGGGTTTACGTTTCCAGGGAAGTTGATGGCGTCCAGGTAGCGGGCATGGGTGCGGATGCGCGTCACCTTGGCGCCCTCCAGTCCCGCTGGCAGGGTCAGCAGCAGGGCGGTGATGGTGCCCATGACGTTGGCCACCTTTAGCGATGGCCGCGGCAACTGACCGTTTCCGCTGTAGCTGAAGCCGTCAGCCTCGATCGGCAGAGCCATGTAGGTGTTTCCGGCCCAAACCACATCGCCGCTCCCGGCGGCATTGATGCCGGCATGGAAGCGGTAGATCGCGTTGCTGCCATGAATGGCCGTGACCAGCTGCAGCTCAAACAGCTCGATCAAAGCCGATGGGGCCGGTAGCTGAGCTTCGGAGAATGGGACGGCCATTAGTATTCAAACACCTGCCGAAACTTGGCGCGAATCTGGTTGTTGTTGCAGTTGGTGGGATCTATGCTCCATTCCTCGCACACCCATTTGCGGCCGGTTTGATTCCATGGTGTTGTCCAGTCGAACGCTTCGGCACCGGCGCGGGCCTCAAGGAAGGTGCGGATCTGATCGCGCTCGGCGTCGGTGCGGTTGTTGAACTGCAGATCCCATGTCTTGGCGTCGGTGTTGAGGCCGAATCTGATGCGCTGCTCGTAGCCATCGCCGAGCGAAGTCTTGACCACTCGCGGCTGGCTCGACTCCGGGGAGCTGAAGGATGGAATCCAGGTGAAGGTGGCCATGATCAGGCGGCGAGGAGTCCGCCAGGGCGGCGGTGGTGAATCAGGCGGTCGTCAACCACCCGGGCCAGGTCGCGGGCCAGAGCACCGCTGGTGCCTTGGTCGCCACTGGCTTTGGTGCCGGAGGCATCCACGTTGATGGTGATGTTGCTGCTGCTGGCGCTGCTGGTCCGGGGCGTGCCTCTGGTGTGATCGATCACGGTCTCGCGGGGGTGCAGCATCGCCATGAAGCCGCCCTGCCCGTCGAGGCCTCCAGCCCTAGCGCCATTGCCGGTGTAGCCGCCGCCGGCGAAGCTGTAGCCGCCGGAGGGCATGAAGGCAGCGCCTGGCATTTGGAATGTCTTGGCCACGCCGCCGCCGATCCCGCCGATCAGCGACATGATTGTCTTCAGCACCATCTGCCGGATGATCATCCGGCTGGTGTCTTGCAGGACCGATGCAGCAAACGCTTTGAAGTTGGTGGTGCCCGTGGTGGCGAGTTCAACGAGGCTGTTCTCAAGGCCGCCAATGCTGTCGGTGGTGAGCTTGCCCACGGCGTCGCGCATGGTGCCGACCGAATCGACGTAGCCCTGCAGGCCCTGCTGTAGCCCGGCGCCCACGCTGGTGCGGCTGGTCATCTCCTGCATGTAGGCCATGGAGTCGGCCAGGGCCTCGGCCCGCAGGCGTTCTGTGATCAGCTGCTGATCGGCGATGTCCGCCATCTTCTTGTCGAGTTCCAGCTTTGCCAGGGCCCAGTCGTTGATCTGAGCCGCCACCAGTAGCTCACTCTCCTGGGCGCTGCGGGCGTTGGCGTACTTCTCGGCGTACTCGCGCATCCGCTCGGTTCGCGCCTGGTCGTATTCAGCCTGCGCCTTCTCAAGTGGAGTCATGGCCGCCGCTACCTGAAGCCGGGCCTCGCTGGTGCTCAGCAGGTCGCGGGCGGCGGTGAGTTGTTTAGCGGTTTGCTCAGCCTCCTTCTTCTGCTCTTCGGCGATCCGGCGCTGATCCTCAAAGCCTTGCGCGGCGTCCTTGCCTGCAGCGTCGGCGCCATAGCCGACGTTCTCCATGGAGCCGCCAAAGAACCGACGCAGCGCCTCTTGCCGGTGCGGGCCCATGGCCGCCACGCCGCTGCGCGGGCTGGTGCCGAATGAATCGCGGCTGTTGCGGTTTGCGCGAGGGTTGCCAGCCAGAACGGTGGTGTAAAGATCCTCAAGGTTGGCGCCCTGCGTGCTCATGCCGGCTCCCTTGAAGCGGTCCTGGAAGTAACGGACCACAGGTCCCTGCACCTGCTCCTCAAAGCTCTGGCCGGCATTGGCGCCGTACTGGCGCCGCTCAGGGCCGCCGAACTGAATCAGCCCCATGTAGTTACCGCCGGCACCGCCTCGCTGGCTGGGGCTGTAAGTGCCGCCCGTTTCAAAGCCGATGATCGTTGCCAGATCCAACGGGCTGACGCCGAGCCTTCCAGCGGCGGCTACCAGTGCCTTGCCTTGGCTGCTGAGTTCAAAACGATCTGCGCCTCCATTCTTCCCCCTGCCAGCTCCGCCACCCCCAGCGCCGTAGCCGCTCAGGTCCAGCGCTTCCGCCGCCGGTGCCGCAATGCCACCACCGCCGCCGCCCTGGGCGCCTCCAGCGCGTGGGCCCATGGACATGGCACGGCCAACGGCACCGATCGCATAGGAGCCGATCGGGCCGAACAGCGCGCCGGCAGCGGCGTTACCCACCGCCATGCCGAGCTTGTCGCGGATCGGCTTGGGGATGGCGTTCACCATGCTCTGAATGGCGCCAGACACCAGTCCCATGGCGATGCGCGCTGCGTTGGCAATGAAGCCGAACGGACCGGCAAAGGCTTGGGCAATGCCGGATCCCACCTGCTGAGCAAAGCCGACCAGCCTGCTCCAGGTGCTGCTGATGAATCGCCCCGCCCCGGCGGCGAGGTTGCCCATCGCCTGCATGGCGTTTTTGAAGTCCCCGCTGATCACATCGCCGAGGTTGTCTACGAAATCGCGGAAAGCGTCGTTGGTCTTGTAGACGTAGGCCGTCAGCGCCGTCAATGCGGTGACGCCAGCCAGCGCCCAGCCCCAGCCGGGGATCCCCAGAATGGCCACCTTTACCGCGTCAAGGCCGCCGGCCAGCAGGGGCATCACACCACCAGCCAGCGCGGCCTGATAGCGCATCATCTCAATCGCGGCACCAGCGCCTTGGATGGCGGCTCCGCCCAGTTTCACGGCGCTGGTCAGCGGTCCCCAGGCGATGGCCAAAGCAGCAGCGGCAACGGTGGCCTGCTGGAGCCCTGGCGGCAGGCTGTTAAAGCCTGAGACCGCTGCAGTGACGGCATCGGTGACGGCGTTCAGCGCTGGGAGCAAAGCAATGGTGAGATCCATTCCCAGCGCGCTGACCTTGCCGCTGAGAATCGCCAGCTTATCCCTGTACTCGTCTGCCTTTTTGGCAAAGGCCTCCGTCATTTTGACGCTGAGCTTGTCGATCGCCTGGCCGCCCATGTTGAGCATCGGGATCATGTCGGCTCCGCTCTTGCCGAACAGAGCCATCGCCAACGCCGTCTTGGTCACGCCGTCCGGCATCGCCTTGAACCTGTCGGCGATCTCCAGGGTCACCGCGTCGGCGCTTTTGAGCTTGCCGCTGGCGTCGGTGGCACTAATCCCTAGAGCATTCAGCGCGTCGGCCGCCTTGCCCTTGCCGGTGGTGGCTGCTTCAAACATGCCTTTGCTGAGCCGCCCAAGGCTCTTGGCCACGTTGTCGATATCGGTGCCGCTGGTGGCCGCTGCCTTCTTGAACTTCGCCAGGGCATCGATGCTGACTCCGGTGCGCTGGCTCAGGTCGTTCATCGCGTCGCCCGCATCGATGGCGCCCTTCACCAGACCCACCAGTCCGGCCGCGCTCATCAGCGGCAGCAGGGCGCCCAGGGAGCTGGTCAACAGTGCAGACGATCCAGCCATGCCGCGCATGGCGACCGACGCGCCAGCAGCCGTCTGCTGCACACCCTGCAGGCCGCGATTCAGCGCAACGATCTGATTCGCGCCTTGAACGTCGGTCTTGATTCTCAGCAGCGCGTCGAGATTCGCCATCAGGCGGTCGGCCCCGCCAGCTTGGCTAATGCTGCGTCTTCCATCACCTGAACGTCCTCCAGCACTTCGCCCGGGTTGGGCTCTCCCTCCAGGCTAAGAAGGGCCAGCACGACGCCATAATCCAGGCCGATCCGCTGGCCATCGCTGACCCGCCATTGGGTGCAGCACTTCAGGAACATTCGGATCCCCTTCTCCGCGTCTGGGTGGATGTCGAAGATTTGCACCTCAGGCTCTGGCACGATCACCCCCAGCCCTGCGGCTTCCACTGGGTCTGGGCCTTCCTGCCGGCCGCCGGTCACCCACAACTCGGCGGCCTCGATCAGTTTTTTCGCTTGCCCTTCGCCAGCGATTCCAGCCAGGCCGCCACAATGGCCGATGCCACCAGGGGGACATTCATGATCCGCTGGCGGCTGGCTTCAGAGAACGGCACCTCGGCGCCAGCTTCATCAAGGATGCCGGCCCAGCCGGTCAGCACCTGGTCGAGCAGTTCCAGGTCAGAGATGGCGCCACCTTCGATCTTCTCGCCGATCTCGCGGAGGCGGTCTTGTGGGAGCCGCTTAAACTCGGCATCAAAGGTTTCCTTGTCGAACTTCCCGCCGTCAACAGGGAACTCGACGACGACGGGCCAGCGGTAGCTAGGGGATTGGCTGCGGAGCTGGAGGGGCATGGGTGGTGATGCAGTGGTTCAGGCTTGGCAGCCTGATCAGGTCAGGGCCAATGAAAACTCGTTGTTGCCGGCCGTGGTGGGCAGCGAGACGTAGGGCAGGTTCAACATGATCACTCCGTTCATGTCCCCGTAGGTGGGGCTGGTGATGTCGGTTTGGGCTGACGTGAACACCACGCGATTTCCAGCGGTGGTGCCGTGCGTGAGAGTCAGATTGCCGGTAGTCGTGCCGGTGGCGATGCTGAAGAAGTCCTTGGTGGCGATGGGCACCGACTCGATCATCACCTGGCCGCTGGGCTTGCGGTTGGTGATGAGCACCTCTTTGGTGCAGCCGATCAGCTCGCGGTATTGGATCTCGTTGTTCATGGCAAACGAGAACGATGACAAGCAGCCGGAGTAGCTGAAGAGGCTGAATGCCGTAGTGTTGCCCTGGGTGAAGATCAGCGGGTCGGCCTGGTTGCCGTAGGTCACAGAGCCCACAGCTGTATCGGTGGGGGTGCTGTAGATACCGGTGCCGGTGAATGAAATCACGGGGATCTGGCCCAGCTCGCCAGTCATCTCGAAGGTGCCGCGCCAGCCGGTCACGGCGTGCTTGATGCCGTCGGCGAAGTAATGGACCGTGGCGCTGGAGAAGCTGGAGCTCACTGGGGCGTAGGTGACGCTCGTTGTGGCCACTGTGGTGGCAGACGTGCCGCAGGCCAGCATTGCGGGGCCCCAACGGGGGGCGGTACCAGCGGCGCCACTGCCGGCCAGCTCGACCTCAAAGTTGCACTGGACCTTGATGTTGGCCAGCAGCTGGGTGCTGTTCCCCAGGTAGGGCCGCACCAGATCACGATCCACCACGTCCGCGTCGATCGGCGAAATCTCTAAGCTGCGCACGGTCAGCGCATCGGCTGCGGCCGGTGCGGCATCGGTGCCGTATGTCGATTCAGTCTTGAGAAGAATCGTCCGCTTGCGCGTCAGGAAGGGCATCGGTCGGCTCGGTTGGGTTGGGGGCGGGAGCGGTGCGGCTGGTCAGAGTCCGCTTTCCGGTCTTCGGGTTGAGCAGGTATTCCCCGCCCTGGCCGTCAAACTCGTTTGAGATCAGGCTAGGAACTGTCATTGGGTCAGGTCTTCTGTGCGGGTCCTGAAGGGGATCCGGTAGCTCAGGCTAAGAATGCCCCCCCCACCCGGCTCGCCCTTCCACTCGCTGGGACCTGGGTCAACTGAATGGGTCAGGCCGCCAAGAGTGCGGTCGGCCATCAAGCGGCTGTGAGCGTTGACCCGAATCGGATCGGCCAGCGTGGACAGTGGCGAGCCGCTGACCAGGACATCCACCGCCACGGCCAAGGTGTAATCAGTGAATGGAATAGAGGTTTGGCCGGGCTCTTCCCCTAGCGGCTCGATAACGATGCAGGGCATCTCATTACGGGCCACCGCTTCCCAGCGATCCCGAAACACCCGTGAGCTGATGCCAGCCGTGGGGGCCAGGGCTGTGGCGATGGCCGCGAGGATCTGTTCGCTCTTGCTGGTCACGGCCT